GCAATCTCAAAGAAGTAGGAGCTCGTCATGGCAGGTTTGACACCAGAACAAGAAGCAAAGCTTAATGAAATCGATGCAGGTGAAGGAAAGAATCTTACTCCAGCTCAAAAAGCTGTGATTCTTCGTCACTCCAAGCTCAAAGAGGGGGAGCAACTAATTGAAGATGAAGACGGAAATCCTTTCATCAAGAAAAAACTTCCTGGTGGAGTAACGTCGATCCGTCAACCTATGCACCCTGATTGGTACAATAAACCACTGCCTCAACCTAAGGGTGGTTTGCAGCCCTTCAGAACTAAAGAGCAGAAAAAGAAAGCGCCTGAACCAGAACCTGCAATGGGACGCCCTGGTCGAAGGTTTTAAGGAATAGATGGCTAAATCGAATACCAAAGAAGTAGGGGCTTGATATGTCAGGTTTGACACCAGAACAAGAAGCAAAGCTTAATGAAATCGATGCGGGTGAAGGTAAAAATCTCACTCCAGCTCAAAAAGCTGTGGTGCTGAAGTTTGGTACAATTCAAATTAAAGCAGACGCACCTCCAATGGGAATGAAGAAAGGTGGCTACGACCCTGATAAGCCTCTCCCAGATGCAACAATTCCAGACCTTGAGAAAAGCGGTGGTGGATCTGTAGACGTTGACCCTGGACCAACTCAGATGGGTACGAAAAAGAAGTAAATGGCAACGTCGATAACCAAGTTTGAAGATGCGTTTGACTACAAGGTGGTCCGTGAAACTGTGTGCAACAACACGGCCATCGTCAACGCTACTTCAAATCCTGGATCGATTTACTCGATTTCATTGACGAATGCGACTGCGGCAGCAGCATACTTCAAGTTTTTTGATGCAGAAGCGGTCACCATGGGTACTACCGTGGCTAGTATGGTGTTTAGAGTGGCCGCTAACACTACCACTGTGTTTAACATTCCAGATGGATTGGAGTTTACGTACCTCAGTTTCGCTTGTACGTTGAATCAAAATCCATCAGACAACAACGCGCTTACCGCAGTCAATGGTGCTACTGTAGATGTGAAAATCATTTGCACTTGAGGTAACTATGTCTGCTACATCGACATCTTCAATCACTGAACTCGGTGGTAAATACGTTCTTGATCGCAGTTGTACCGGCGCTAATGGTTCAACAAACAATGTGACTGGTGCAGCTGGGATTATTTACATGGTCCAAATCAATAACGAAGCAAACTCAACATCTTCTTACTTGAAGATCAGAGATAACGCTTCAGCAACACCCGGCACGACAACTGCAAATGGTGTCGGAACTCCTCACTTTACTTTTAAGGCTCCAGCATACAAGAAAATTACCTATGCAATTCCAGGTGGGGCTGCGTTCACTGCAGGTTTATCTATGTGGTGCGTGACTGGCGCTTCCGTTGGATCTGTAACAGACCCAACATCAGATGTAATAGTAAGATTGATTTGCTCATGACAAGGGTAAAGAAAGCTTTTGCAGTCATTGGGTCTGTTTTATTTGCGATTTTTGCATTTATTATTGGAAAACGAAAACTTTCCGAACAAAAAAAAACACCTGAAGCGCCACCAGAAAATCACGCTGCCAATGCAGCCTTGGATGCTGTTCAAGAAACGTTTGAGCAAGAAGTAGATCGAGTCAAAGCTGCCACTACAAGCGATACTCCTGCTGATGATCTTGCTGATCTTGGTAATGCGAGACGACGATGACTTGGATCCTCCTTTTCCTTGGTATGGCTTTTGCGTCAGACCCGATTGAGCGTCCTGCAGTACCTGATCCTGTTGATGGTGAGTGTTTAAAAGTAGTTCCAATCAATCAGAATCAGACGATTTCTCCGATCATTACAAATCCTGACGGCATTGCTAAATGCTCCGCTGTTGCAGTTCCATTGTCACAGTTTTCTGATTTGTTGCAGACAGAGAAGTGGGGCGTAGCTATTCAATCACAGTACAAGATTGAGGTTGGAAGGCTAAATATGGAAATTGATTGGTACAAACATAAACTGGAACAAGCTAATCAGCCTGTTCCATGGATGGAAAAACCCTCAACTCAACGTTGGCTTGGTAGAATAGAAACGATAGTAATCGTTGGAATTGTCACCGCTGGGTTAGGTGCAACGTATCACTACACCTCGGGGGCAGGACGATGAACGCGAAAGATTGGATAGTTCCCGGCATTACCGTAGTATTTGCTGCTGGTATCTCTGTTGCTTCTTTTGAGTCTGCAGCTCAAGATGTAGAAGATGTAGAAAAGCGTGTCGTTGTCCTTGAATCTAAGTCAGGCAAGCAAGAGGTTGTTGATATCAAGATTCAAGGTGTAGAAAAACGTCTCGATAAAATGGAAGAGTTGATGGGCAAAATGCTTGAGGTTCAGCAACAACAAGCGATCAACCAGGCGAAGATTTGCTCTGCTACAAACGCGGACTGTGACTGATGAGACCTGTACTACTTGATTATGTTGAATCCCTCGGACACACCGTCTTTGAAAAGGGTGAGTACAACCTGAACATCATTGGCATTCGCAGTAAGGAACACAAGCCAAACAGCTTTGATGATCGTATCTGTGTCGTCTTTAGGGATGAGCAAGGCTGGATCACACGAACATGGGAATGCACTACAGACCCTGGAGCTTACTGGCTTGAAAACCCAATGAACGCTGGAGGCACCGCCATTTTGGTGCCTGGTCAGTACAGAGGAGTTTACAAGATTGATAAGCACCGTGGACTGTATGACGCGCTGTGCCAGAGGGGTGGAACCGTAAAATGCTACAGGGACCAGAATAAGGATGATGTCATTGACATGGACCCTGACTCAGTCACTGAGGGCATGTACGGAATTAATCTGCATCGATCTTCATCAGGTGTCTCTACGCGAGTGGATAAATGGAGCGCCGGTTGCCAGGTGTGGAGCCATGGTAAAGACTTTGAAGAGTTCATGAGCATCTGCTACGCAGCCAGAGAGAAGTGGGGTAACTCCTTTACCTACACTCTTATTGACGAACCGGAGTTCTAATGGAAGCGTTAGTCGATTCACTATTGGCTGACGGACACCTTGGAGTATTCGCTGCTTTTCTTGTGTATCAGTTCTTTACGATGCAAAAGCGTTTGGACAAGCTTGTTGATGGGTTTCAGGAGCAACTCGATGACATTCGAAAGGAATACGATGATCGCACAGATAAGATGCGCGAGCGGTATGATCGGGTCATCAACGAGTACAGAGACAATGCCGACAGTCAATCTAAGGACTTTCTGATTACCAGAACCAAAGTCCATAACGACATTGTTTCTAAACTTGAGCGTCTTCTAGAAAAAGCCTGACCCCCCCACCCGGTGGGAATCGTCCATGCTCAGACGACGTAGGTGGGGGAGCAGGGGGATCTATTTACCTTTTACTGGTGCTGCGCCTTGAGTTGGTGCGATTGCATCATTGAGCATATCAAGCACTTTCATGAGACCTTCTGGGGGTCCATCGTCTCGAGCAAGCACTTTCACGTCGTACTTAGCACTGTTGTCACTCTTTCGACTGTTCTCACTGTGATTGGCTACTGATCCATGCACAGTAACTTCGCAGCTGAACAAACCAGCGTTGTACTTGGCCTTGGCTGTAAGGTCAGCCTTGCTATCGGACGTGGTCTTGCTTGACGTAGACGACTTCACTTCCATAGTGAAGCGAACCTCTGCTTCTTTGACCGATAGTGCTGGAGTGTTGATAATGGCAAGTAGTGGAACCTGGAGATCCACTTTTTCCATCTTCGTGTTTCCGGCAGCATCTTGGACTGGCTTGTTAAAGCTGAAGTCAACCGTGCGGGCAGACATTATCTTGCCTGTGGCATCAGTATCAAGTCCAACATCCTGAATGAAGTCGCTGGATGCCTTAGCGAGCAGGGTCTGAGCGTTACACGCAGCCTTGAGGGGGCCACCAATGAGTTGCTCCATTGGAAGGCCACCGAACTGCGATGACATTTGTACGAGGCCTGAATCTGCCATGATGTTCTCCTACGGAAGCAGCTTGATTAGCTGGTCGTCTATACGGGCATAACCTTCTGGAGGCTCACTGCCCTTGAAGATCAACTTGAGTTTAGCAGTGTTGCTTTCTTTTTTAAACCACGAAGTATTGGCGCAAGGGCGCACCATCAGTTTGCCTTTCTTCTTGTTTGACTCAAGACCAGAAATCTCCACAGACATTTCAACTTCAAGCTTATCCACGCGCAAACTCTGTCCAGTCGTGAGTGATTGTAAAGGTACAGGTACTCGTCGTTGAACGAGCTTTCCCTCTTCCCATGTTGGGAGTTCCATGACGACCATACGAGGTGCATATATGTGTCTTCCGTCGTCATCTTTTAGCGGCTCACCTTTATCATCAAGCTTGAGCTCCCAGAATTCTTCATTCATGATCGAATCAAGTTCATGTCGCTCGGCAATATCGGTGGCGGCTATAACCGCTGACTGTATCGAGTGGACGATATCATCTAATGAATGTTCAGCCATGGTATCTCCAAGTTATGATTGGGTAACGGTGACGCAATGAGAAGCTTCTTCAAAGCCTACAAGGACATCCTGGTCTATCATGACTACGGACCCTTGCTGTTGTTCTGGAACATTGCTGACCTTGCCAACAATCGCGTGCTTTGGATGAGCTACGGCGAGGCCTTGGATGGGGGCAACGAGTGGGCCTACTTTCAGTACTGCCTGTACTTTGTGGTCGCCTTGGGCATGCTGTTCAGTTTGCCTAACATCCGATCCTGCTCCCGCTTCGTCGGCACATACCTGCTGCTGTACATCTTCTCGACCACCCGTTTCTTGGTCAACGTGTTCAGCGACCCCGAGTTTGCAGCTGGTGACGTTGGCCGCAGCCTGGTTGTTACGGGCGTGTACTTTACCTTGTGGGTTTGGATATACGTTAAAATGCGTGTGGAAGTAATGCACAAGGATCTCCGTGGATAAACCGACCACTACTGCTGCAATCGTCGCTGCCGTTACAGGGGTGTTCAGTGCTGGTGCGTTCAAGTTCTATGAGTTCATGTTGAAGCAGAAGAGAGAAAAGCAGGTCGAGGAAAAGGCTGAACAGACTTTGTACAGGGATGACCTAATCAAAAGAGTCGAAAAGCTTGAAGAAGAACGAGACGAACACCTTGAGCAGATCATTGAGTTGATGACCGAAGTTGCAGGACTCAAGGTCGAAGTGGACTACGTCAAGCGAGAAAACGAAATACTGAAGCTCAAGATTGATTCGATGAGACTTTAATGTACCTCAACCACGCATAGGGTTTGCGAGATGCCAAGTAGCCAGTCTCGTCCTCATGCCCATACGCTTCACGCTCAAACGGTATCTGGCGGTACGCCTTTGCCCCGTCCTTGCACCGAGCCAAGCTGATCAACCAGAACACTGGGTACAGAACCAAGAAGCCCAGGAAGCCAAGCTCACGCCATTGCAGGTAGTGGATCGTCTCATGTCGCTTGGTTGTCTTGGTCATTGTCCCGCGAGAGAACACGAACAGCCCAAGGCTGATGGCCCCGATGTTAATAGGTGACACCTTGCTCAACACGACAGGAACACGGCTGTTTTCTTTGAAAACTGGAAAACATGCACGACTCATTGCTTTGCCTTTAAGCCGTAGTTGTCCTTAGCCCACCCATCTCCTTTTAAATTAAAGCTGGTTAAAGCTGGCTTCTTGTCCATTTGTTTTGAACACTTAGTACAGTCGGGCCACTTGTCGCCAAACTTCTGCATTACCTCAGTTGTTCGGCGACAATTGTTACATTCAAATATGTAAATCGGCACGCCCTATCACTCACTAAAGTCTACTGGAACTTCATCCACCACATTGTCTTCTTTGACTTTTGATTTGGTTTCTTTAGCCGCCGAGTCTTTTGGAGTCACTGCGTCGATAAACCGATTCAAAGTATCAATAAGGTCTGCCTGGTTTGAGCCTCCACTTTGAGCCTGAATTGCCTCAATGAGCTCCTTGTTTGATCCAGTCACATCGACTTGAACATCAACAGCAGGAACACCATTTTGATAACGCATGTCTTTTTCATTCTTTGAATCGACAAAGTTTGCAGCGAGCATGATTGCTTTTTCACCACCATCATTGTTGCGAATATCGACTTCGTATTCCAACAGAACCCATTCACCGTTTGGCTGAACAAGCCTGATGTGCTTGAGCATGCTTTCTATTGTCTTGCCGATCTGCACTCGATAAATCTCTTCATCGACGTAGTTAAGCATTCCAGCAAGACGCCACTCTGCAGTCTTTAGGCGTGTTCGGTAGCCTGCATATTCCTTTTTCATCTTCTTATCGATGAGTCGATTGTTCATCTCATCTTTCAAGATATCCATCAGGATGTTGGGTTGAACGATAAACTTTGTCTCATCGTTCTTACTGGCTGTTTCAGCCATCATCAGCTTGTAAGGGGATACGTTTTTTGCGGCTTGATCAAGCAAGGACATTGTTTATGCTCCTATGAGGTGAAATCTTCTTCGGGTTCAGGCAAATCGTTTTCTTTTGCCCTTTCAACCAAATCTTTAACCTTAGAACTCCGTTTTGACTTCGGCTTTGATTTGGCTTCTTGTACATCAATAACATTATCTGGCTGCTCTGTGTTGTCTTGCTCAACAACAGTAGAGTCAACAATATTTACATCGATTGCATTTCCAAAGTCCGATTCGATATCATGCTGAAGAACAGCTGTGGTCTTTGGTGTCAGTGGCAAATATTTACAGATGCGACGAATAACCGTCTTTCGCCACATCTCTTCTGTGTGTTGTGACCATGGGCCTGAGTCTGGACTTCGAGAAGACTTGCGAATCTTGTTGATCTGATCTTTCCGCATAACTTCCACTTGGCGCTGGCCGTCTTTAAAAAAGCAGACTGCATACGCAAGCAATAGGTTGCCAGGGTTTTCGTGACACTTTTTGTGGCGAAGAACCTCTCCACTTTCAAGATCAAATGAGTGTTCAAACTCATCGTTCTCATAGACGACTTCTGCTTTAAAGTGAGCAACCTCACCCGAACGCTTCACCAAATCCATTAAACCGGTGTACTCGATCCACAGTTCAGCGTTGTAGCACTTGCTCTTCTTGTCCCACATTGGAACGAGAGAAGCCCGGTGCAACACTCCTCCTGCAACCAAGTCAAGCTCACACGCCTTAGCTAAGGCCATGTAAACCGAAGTTGGGCTACATTGTACTAGCCGCTCGTTCTTTACTGCCTCAAACATCGCAACACGGATAATCCGATCTACGTCAGTTCCCTGTGGAGCGATTTTAATCAAGCTAGTTTTCTTGCTTTCAAGGTACTCATTGAGCTGAGTAACCCTGTCTCTTGTACTAAGCGCCGTTGTCGTCATTCTTGGCCTCCTTGACACGAAGCATGCGTGTTCCCTGTTTTTCTATCAGATACTTTTCGTAGAGCTTTGGCTCTGCTTCTTGGAAAGCACGTTTATTAAAGACCTTCGTGTTCTTGCTTACCTTCCAGGTTGCAATTCCTTGAATGCCAATAGAGTCTCCAATCTTTTGGCGAAGAAGATTTTCCAGTTCTTTCTTCTTTGCCTCTACTTCTTTGTATTCTTTTCTGACCTTCAATATCCTCTCATGGAGATCTTTTTCGGCCACCGTTGCTGATCTGAGTTCATCAGACTTCACTCGAGGATGCATTTTTCCGAGAACATTCATGCATTGAGAAGTTGCGTCTACGTCTGGAGGAACTTCTCCATCGACGTGTTTTTCCCACCAAGCTTCTGCTACATCAAGTATTGATTCTCCGAGTTCTTTATCTCGTTCGATTCGATAGACTCTAAAGTCATCAAGGCTAAAGAGTGTTGCAATATCCCAATATGGAGCATCAAAAATCTCCATGTAAACGCGCATCTGCAACTCTACATCTAGTGGAACATCAGTCGTTCCAGAGTCTCCCCATCCCTTTCTAAATCGGCGCGTTTTAGCATCCATTCCAAACCGAACGCCGTTATGTTCTACAAGGCGGTCGGGTGTGCCGAAGATGCGTGGCCGAGATGGATGCCATGTCAATCCCTCTTCCCAAAGGTTGCATCCTTTCCCTAGATGGAGCTCATAAAACTCGCAGACATACTTTTCCATCACCCGGCCACGCATCAGAAATGAGTTGTCTTGATCTTCTGATTTAAACAGTCCAGTCTTCTCAGACCAAAGCTTAAAGAGGCTGTTTTCAAACGAACCAATTTTCTCAGAGGCATCGGCCCCAGCCATCATAATGCAGGCGATATCTGTACCGCCGAGTCCTTTTTTGCGCTCGGCAAGCCAAGCTTCTCTCTCTTCTTGGTTCATTGTTCCTCTCTTGTTGGTGAGAGTACTCCTTAGCCTGAAGTGTGTCAAGGAGCCACACCCTAAGATGGACAAAAGATGTCCGTTTAGATAGTGTAGAAATCAAAGGTGTGTCTTATGGTCGTAGCTGACTATCGAAAAAGTTTACCAGGGCGAAGCACGCGAGTGTCTTTTGTGCGTTGGCTTAATGGCGAACTTGTACGTTTTGAACTCAAGATCAGCATAGGGTATCTGAGAGATCTTGAAAAAGGCAGAAAGACACCATCACTTCCACTGGCGATTGGCATTGAGCGAGCGACTGGTGGTATTGTTTCAGTAAGAGAATGGCCTGGACTTTCCCCACGCCTACGTTTGTAATTGGAGTCACAAATGAGTTTGAAAGATAAAGTTGAAGCTATGCAGATCGTTACGCGAGTAAAGGCATGCCATCATGGCTATGAACTTACACAGGTAGTGCCTGTTTTGTATGCTTACATCGCAGAACTTGAAGCAAAGCTTGAAGCAAAGCTTGCTGCACCAGAGCCTGCGAAAAAAGCGCCTGCAAAGAAAGCACCTGCTAAGAAGAAATCGCCTGCTAAAAAGAAGGCACCCGCAAAGAAGAAGTCTTAGGCTTCGTGTTTGTCGGACATAGACAGTAGCAACTCTAGGGTTGCTGCCGTCTGTACTTTTTGAACATGCTCATTGATTGCTTCAATAGCGTGTTCGTGCGTAATAGAGCTGACGACAAAGTCTCCGTCCTCATCAGACACCTCAATAGAATCATCTTCTTTACTGACATTCCAGCAAGAAGGCTTTTGCCACTGCTGTTTGATCGCGTCTATTTCCATGGCACATTCATTCCAATAGGTTTCTTTCACCGATTCCTGTATGTGGAATGATAACTGTTTCAGACCATTTGTTGATGATGTTCTTCATCATGCAAGAAGCAAAGTTGTTTGCTTCTTGTGCAAACACATCGCCTCCCATCACACAGCTGGCCCAAAGCATTCTCGATGCATCCTGCAGTTTTTTAATAATCGGTGCTGTGATTGACATCGCATAATGAGGTGAAATGCGGGTCCATGCGTACATCTTGTCGAGCTCAAAATCTTCGACAAAATACCCATCATCAAGCAGTTCGTTCATCATTTCTTTGATGTGGTCATCTATTTCCTCAATAGAACAGAAATCGGACCAGTCATACGAAAACTTACGACCAATAAAAAAATCGACTCCAAATCCAATGACGTTGTAGAAATGCCCACACTCAATAAAATCTTTCACTCGATTCGCTTCTGCGTATAAGTAAAACTTTTCGTTGCCAGGAAACATCCTTACGCCATTATTAGCAGTTCCAGAGCAAAGGCGATCTTTGTCTTCTTCGGTAAGGTATTGGTCGATTACTTCTTGAACGTCTTTTTTTTCTGCTTGCTGCATTTTAGCTTCCTCTACTGTCTTCATTATCTACTACAACTTTTGGTTTTTCCATTTCAATGACGTTGTCTTTTTCCGACTTGATCCAGATGTACTTACGATCACCAAAGATACGTCGTCTCACACGCTCAAATCCAAGCTGACGCATGATGTCGCCTACACGCATCTCTGATGCTCGAGTCATCTGATACTTCTCAAGCTTCAATCCCTGCTCCATCAAGTCTGTAGTAGAAGCATTGACGCCGTTTGCTTTGATGTATCGTTCAATAATCTCATGCCATGGGTCAAACTGACGGAAATCAGAAGACTGTTTGTTCAGCTCCTCTTGTGTTTCGTTCTCTAAGTACCACTTCTCTCCGTTCTTGTAGGCCACCACAGCCTCTGCCCAGAGTTGATGACGGTTGTGTTCCGTCCAGTCTGTGTCCATCTTCCCTACTTGGATCGGCCAGTAGCGACGTGAACCGGTCTCATCGGTAATAAACTCAGCCTTGTTAGTCGTTCCACAAAACACTGTGTGTCGCTTCAGCGTCACAGTCTGGCGTGCGTATGGAAGTCGAAAGGTGTCCTCTTGAGCAGACAAGAAAGCCTTAGTGCTGGAGTTCCTTGCCCTGCGAATCGAGTCGAGTTCAGCCACTTCGTAGATCCATGCACGATGAATCTGCATGTAGGCATTGCTTGAACCAATATCCATCGGTGTATCGCAGAAGTACTCAGGCGACCCTAAGATGCGGAAGGTTGTGCTTTTGCGCGCGCCCTGGGGTCCAACAAGGATGAGAACACAGTCAGCCTTACAACCGGGTTCCATGGCTCTGGCCACGCATTGGATGAGCCACCTACGACCAATCTCTCGATTTAGCTTGTTGTCTTCACTGCCACAGGCACGGACAAGCCACTCATCCATTCTGGGAACACCGTCCCAAACAGATTTGTTTAGCCAGCTGGTCAATGGGTTGTGACCATTTACTTCTGCGATGTAGTTCGTCGCCTCAACGATTGAATCGGTCGTAAAGTGAACATTGTAGTGCTTGTACATCCAACGCTTGATGCGAGTGTAATCTGTATCCTTAAGAGGATCGTCCTTCATGTAGATGGCATTGCTAAACTCGTTGAGCCAGATTCTCTTCTTCCAACGCTTATCCTTCTCCATAATCGTGATGAGGTTTGGAACCGTAGGCTTTATCTTTTGAGTGCCATCCTTGTTTGTTTGCATCTCAAGATGATTGATGACTTTGCCATCTGCACCTTCATCGCCATTCTTTTCTCTGCGATTTTCAGCCATCGCCAACAAATCAGATAGACGGGGAGAGCCTGGTTTGCCATCTATTACCGCATCAATATCAAGCATCGGCTTCCCCCATGAGATCCTCTAAAGGAATCCTGTAAGAGATTCTGTCACCAAGTTGCAATTGAATCGTTGAAGCATATTCTCGGCCCTGATCATCCGGGTCAGTACCAATATATATTTTAGTTTCTTTAGGTATTTTCAGTTTAGAAACGATTCCAAAAGAACCAGAAGTGCCGCCTAAAACTGCAATCTTTAAGCCTTGGTCTTCTACTTCAGCAGAACATTTCATAAAGTCTGTGATGCCTTCGACAAATAACAGACCATCTAAATCTACTGGCAAGCCTCTCATCATCTTGACCGCAAAACGGTTGGGCATGAATAGACCTTTCGCTTCGTATCCTTTAGGCCAGAGCGTCTTAGGTCCTACCTCTGGAACATCGATTGCCCTTGCGTGAAGGCTAGTCAGCTGACCCTTATCGTTGAACGCAGGAACAATGATTCGCCACAAGTTACTCCGTCCACCTGGCCACCAAGCAGGCCACTCGTATGCTTTGTATTCAGGAGTTACTCGAGCTACACCAGATCTAGCAAGTGCTTCAAGGTTTAGGTTCCTGCTTTTTAAAAACGATATTGCTTTGTCATCTTTACTGAGTTGATGCAGTTTAAGTGATGAACCCCACAGTTGTTGAACTTCATTAAGAGGTGGCCGTTCTCCACGAACCCTTTTGGGTTGGTCCGGTATTGGCTTTCCTTCCTCTACTTCTATATCGAACCATGCTCTGACACGGTTCTTATTGAAGGCGTCTGCGTCTGCATATCTTGACCCAGATAAACGAAACGAAACAAGGTCAATACCTGACCCTGATGTTTGGCAGGCATGACACTTCCAGCCTTTGTTGTCGCTCCGCAAACCGATTGGGCCACGCAGGTCTTTACTGCTTCGTTTGACTGCCCCACACTTTGGACAAGGCGCTAACGAATTGTTCTTTCTTATTTGAAGGCCAAGCCTACTTGCTATTTCTGATACTGCTATTTTCTCTGCTTGCTGCAACCACACGGTGAGAGCTCCATCTACATAGATACTTTTGGGAAGGGGGATGACGAGTATGACACGGCGGTAGTGTGCCTACTCCTTCTCAATTTGATACTTGAGATTTCCATCGGCGGTGATCAACAGCCGCATAGAAACGCCCGCACTTTCTCGACAACGCTGTGCATACTTGACAAGCAAGTTCACTGATATTGGCTTTCGTGTGCCATTCAGCGCGTGCCAAATGTGAGTGTGCGATACCCCAAATATTCGACCGGCTTCTCGGTATGTATCCGCTACTTCATCTACCAAAGCCTGCAGTGCTGGATTGGTATTGATAACAAAATCTTCTGTACTCGACATGTGTTTCTCCTTTCTGGTGTTGTCACCGTAGTTAACGCTGCCAACTTTGTCAAAGCGAGTATCTACATTTAGAGAGTGCGTGGTCTTAGCGAATGATATAGACTTTGATACAATAGTTTCATCTATTTATTGGAGTCGTTCATGGCGCTTACCGTTACTGGCTTTTCAAGCAATGCACTGACATACAAGATTGCGACCGAAACGAACGCAAGTGATTCGGCAAGCCTTGATATCTTTGGTGGTTCCGGCACCCTGTATGCTATTGATTTTGATAATCAAGACACAAGCAATGATGCATACCTCAAGCTCAAGCTTACGTCTGGAGCAGTAACCGTTGGGACTACACAGCCGGATTTGATGTTCCACTTGGATGACGCTGCAGGCACTAACGCATCTCAACAGTCTGCTATTACGATTCAAATCCCTGGTGGCGTAGCTTTTGATCAGTTGAGTTTCTGGGTCACTGATGGTGCCGCAACATCTGATACGGGTGACCCCGGAACAGTAGTCATCTCTTTCCTAGCTTCTTGAGGTAATCATGGCCGTTACTACAACTACAGCATCGAATCCTCTTGTCACCACAGTCGTGGTCGATTCCACTGCTGACCTTACTGTTGAGACCGCAGCAAGTGCGAACGAATACTTGTACGCAGTAGAGATTGTAAATCCTAATGCGACTGAAGCAGTGTACTTGCATTTGATCAACGCTTCGTCCAACAGCACTGTTTCAACGCAACACACGTCTCAGTTCTATTGTCCAGCGGCATCGTCTACGTTTTACTACATGCCCGGTGGATATAAAACCACTACAGGTATTCAGTTTTACGTGTCTACCAGTGCTGGTGGCGGTAACGCAGCATCCGCACCAACCGATGCGGTTACCGTTACGCTTGGATTTACTCCTCAGTAATCAAACGAAGCAGTCAGCTGCACCATCAACTGCGAACAACTTTCTGTTGGTCTTGTTCTTTCCTTTGCCGTGATAGATCAGGCCACGTTGTTGCAGGTTTGTAGTAGCCTCAAGGACCGCCGCATAGACCCTCTTCATCGTACCTCGACCGTGGTATAGGTCTTCAGCGATGGTTCGAACTGTTTCTTCTCCAGGATCCGAGATGATGTAGGACAAAACCACACCTCTCATTGAAGATCTTCTTACTGTTGTAGTAGGTTTGTTTCTCATTTTATCTCCCGAAAACTGGGGCGGATGGACTCGAACCACCAACTTCCTGGGTAACAACCAGGCGTTCTGCCAATTGAACTACACCCCATTTGGTTTTCTTAAAACGGAATCCCATCGTTGCCATAGTCGGCACTGGGTTGAGGGCGAGCCTGCTGTTGACTTACTCCGTTGTCAGGACGAGTCAGGAACTCGACGTTGTTGGCAATGATCTCCGTACTCTTGCGAGGATTGCCATCCTTGTCCTCGTATGAGCTTGTGCGAATCTTACCCTCAACAAGAACCTTTGATCCCTTGTCGAGGTACTTCTCGCAGTTCTCGGCCTGCTTGCCGAAGACAACGATGCGATGCCACTGGGTATCGTCTACCCATTCGTCTCCCTTCTTCACTCTGTCGTTCGTAGCAATGCTGAAGTTGCATACCGCAGTACCACTGTTTGCTTGACGTACCTCGGGCTTTTGTCCCAGGTTTCCACTGATGATCACCTTATTCATGATCACTCCTCTGTTGATTTGAAAAGATTGAGGGCTTCCGATTTGAAGTCATTATCTTTTCGTTGTTAAAACATTGATTGTTGATTGAAAAAACTTTCTCATGCTATTTGCTTGCCTCGTTTCTTTCATTGCAAGAATGACAAGCGCCGCACGGTTTATAGAATGTAGAAGACTCATAGCAAGACCAAGCTTTGTCCAAGTCCATACCGGTCTCTCTTGCTTCCTTGATGATCTCTTTCTTAGTCATGCCGATCAACGGAGCATCAATCGCAACAGCCAAAAGTGATGCACCAACAATATCGTTCATCGCGCATACAAAGTTTCGGCTACAGTCAGGGTAGTCTTTGTCGTCTGCGTTCGCGCCATACCACACAACAGAGCAGCCCTTTGCAAGCGCAATGTTTGCAGCATGGGCGCACATAATCATGTTTCGACCAGGAAGAATCCTAAGCCCTTCAACAGCGGCACCGATCTCCATATGCTCATCAACACCCATAATGTGGGTATGCACAACATCTACCTCGTATCCATGGTTTTTTGCCCAGTCCTCAACAGCTTTTCGTTCTTCACCAATAGATGGCTGACTGTAGTTGATAAAAACAAGCGCACCCAATCGTCCTTCACGGTGAGCTCGTTCGGCCAGAAGCATCGAATCAATGCCACCAGAGAACAGGAGTGCTACTTTTCCATCCTTTAAAACCGTCATCATTTTCTCCCAAATAGTGATTGTTGTTTTGCCGCATCAGGCAATAGCGAAGCAGTGCATGCAAATCTTGATGCACCTGACCCATCAATTGAGTCTGCGCCTGCAGCCTGACACGCTCTGAAACGTTTGATCGTGTTTACTCTAGCGACATGAAAGTATAAGTTTTTAGCCGAACAGTACCTTCCCCAGTCCATCATTGAACTCATTTTGTATTCAGTTGTGCCGCCTAAAAATATTCCTCTGTTTAAATCCATGAGCGGATCAACATGTTCAGCAGTCATGCCATCTTGTACGGCAATCAATACTTTTTTATGGTTCAGTTTAGGTAACCACGTTTTAGTAAGGCGTAGTGAGTCCAAGCCACCACCAACAATGTCGGGAGCTACAACCCATTCTGCATCGGCAGCAATGCGATCATATGCCCACAAGAATGCGGTTTCATTAAATGGCTCGCCCCTTTGATGACACCCCCATGCACCATTGTCTAAAACATACGGAGCATCAGTACCATCCGGCCAGAGCGGTGCTGTTTTGTTTTTACACCTGAACAAAGTGTCTGGACTCATTAACAATGCCCATCCATTATCTCGTAAAGCTTGGAGATTCTTCTTGGTTCCAGTCCAACTCGCATACAGTTTCATGCCTTGAAGTTTCCATTTGCAGCCTCGTCGATCATCTGTTCTACATCGGGCAACAAAAGTTCTACGGTCATACTTTTTGTATTGCACTTTAAACACTTGCGGACACGGACGGTAAAGTCGGAAGTGTACCAAGCCACTACCTTTTCTGCCTTCTTTACTTCTGAACCTTTTCCAGGCGTTAATGGACTTCTTGTCCCAATCACCTTCATCTTCGCGCCACATTTACTGCACTCCATACCCCGCGACCTCCTCGATGGTTTTGATCTTGCAACCAATCCCCTCGTAAAACTTTGATCGCTTCTTGTGCATGTAGAACAACGCAGGTGGTGAGTCCACAAGGTCGATAACGATGGGGTCTTTCTTGTCGTCTGCTATACGCATGATTCGACCAATGCGCTGTTGAATACGACCCATCGATTTCGTAGGCGTAGTCAGTATCAACGTGTCGAGACTAGGGAGGTCAAGTCCCTCGTCTGCTACAGTCGTCGCAAAGATTGCTTCCAGCTCGCGATCATTGGCAGCAGATAAAACCTCGGCCCTCTGCTTCTTTGTCATTCTGCCTACCAGAGAGGCTGCGGCCATACCTCGATTGGCCAAATCATCAGCCATGTCAACGCAGTGCTGGACTCTATCAGATAGAACAAGGACTTGTCTGCCATCTTTAATGAATGACTCAACCATGTCCAGTATCTGATCGTTGCGTTTATCATCGGCACACATCTCATTGATCATCTTCATCCATTCTTGCTTTTTACTCGGCTTCCAGTACGTCGGTGTAAACTCGACGACGGGTGCCAAGACGCTGCCATTCTCAATGAGCTCAGGGGTGGTGATCCTTTTAAGCGTGTCACCAAAGTGCCAATACAGGATGTCACTCAAGCCATCAGGACGATCAGGTGTTGCCGTCAATGCCAACCGTATCTTCGCAGGCATACCCATCATGACTTCACTGAACGTTGCAGCTGGTACGTGGTGAGCCTCGTCAACAATGCAGACACCGAACTGCTTACCGAACTCAAGCATCTCATCAAAGCGCATCTTAGATAGCGACTGGAACATCGCAATGACAACCTGGCCTGTGTCGTCCTTCTTTCCGCCGCCCCATAATGTGACCTTTGGAACACCACCCGTGCAGGTTTTTACTTGAGCCTCAATACGAGACTTCCATTGCTCTGCTAAATCGTTGGTATGAACCAGTATCACAGCGCGAGTCTCGTACTGAAGCATGGCACCGATACCCATCATGGTCTTGCCTGCACCGCACGGAGCAACGATCAAGCCTTCTGATTTGCGCTTCAAAGCATCTACACCTTCAGCTTGGTAGTCTCTAAGCTGTATGTCTCCGCTGAACTCAAGACGCTCGTCTTCTGTTCTCAGTGGTGGAAACGTAGTTCGGTCAATGTGTTGCAGCCCGTACTCGCTCAAGTCAATGCCTCGAGGAATCATCAGGCCGCCACCCCATTCGTGCCACAGAGGAATCGTCTGGCATGCGTAGACGTATTGGTCTGGAATATTGACCCACTTACCCTTGGCATGAAGTGCATGGGCTTGAGCAAACGCTGGGTTGCTACACCTGTACTTCTTCTTCACGTCCTCAAAGATAGGACTGTTGATTGGGATAAAGTATCCGCCGCTCTTCACGCATCTGTTGTCTGACATGGTGTTTCTCTCTGTGGTGTAAGTATACTACATATAGTGGGTTGAGGCATCTGTACGCCATGCCTCCCTGCGCGGACTGACAGGTCTACTCGTTTGAACCAGACATCTTGTAGGTCCAGATACTTTCCTCTGCATCCCACTCCAGGTACAACGGAGATCCCTCATCGGACATCACGTAGGTCATCGTCTTGTCCTTGATGATCTCCATCTCCTTCACATCTTCTGTTCCGCTCTCAAGATCTACAATCTTCACGAACCCCATCTCTTTCTCTGGTAATCCATCCGTAAAATCAGCCTCCATGTCTGGCCATGGCAAGTCGTCATCTTCATTTTGAAATGAAGAAAGGCGTGGGAGAGAGTCTTTAATCTGCTCCTCAACCAACTCTTCCGGCTCTTCCGTAACGAGGTCTGACTTCTTCCGAAGCACGGTGCCTTCAATGTTCTGTGCTGGCTCAGCTGATACAACATCAACCGGATGCCAACCATACGAACCCTTACGCATCTTCTTCTTCCAGCCCAGCTCCTTCATTGTTGCGCCAATCGCAAGCTTAATCTTGTGGCTCATGTCATCTTGGGTCTCAGGACAAGCAAGGTCATTGCCAACAAAATCATAGAAACGGATAGCCAAGTCAAACGAAGAGATGCCTGCGTCCAAGTCGGACAAGCATTCTGAACCGTTCTTCATACGATCAAGCATGAACTCGTCAGGCTTTACCCCAGGACGTGACTTCTTCTTCTTGACTGGTGTTTCCGATACATACTGATCGATCACCCAATCATCAACTGGCTCGTCCAGCTCCATCTCTACTGATGTGCCATCAGGCAGCTCATCAATAGAGTGTTGAATGAAGTCGTCAGGGTCAGGCTCATCATCGCTTTCGATAATATCAACAAGCGGCTCCATGAAGTCTTCCCTGTACTCCTTGGCGGCAGCAAGCAATCCCATCTCTACTTCTTCAGCAGATAGAGTCTTCCCGTATTGTCCAGACATGTACACCATTACATCTGCGAGAGATCGCTTCGATGCTCTGGAACCATTCTTGGATTCCAATAGAAAATCCCCAGACATGTGAGCAAACCTGCCCACCAACTTATCATCCAGTTTGGCCGCAAGGAATACACTACGCACCCCCATTGCCCCCCTTATCTTTGCCGTATTATCGTTCGGCATATCACACCTCCCTGTGTGTTTGGTTCAAGTGTCTGACCAACGATGAAGCAAGGATTCTCCTGTCCTCATCGTTAGGCCCGAACAGCCAAGCATTACGAAGCTTGGTCATAGTATCGAAGCCACCATCCCACCTCGATGGGTGAAGCTTCTTCAGAATCAATACAGCTGAAGCAAACCCAAGCGGATGCTCGAGGTCCACGGTCAAGCATTTCCATGTCACCGGCATGCTGGTGCCAGTGTTGTCGATGATTAGACAGTGAGTCGGATGCTCATCACCCCACGGACGAACCGTGAGAGTCTGGTTGTTTTTACTCACCCAACCGGCAGGCTCATGGCCTGGACGGATGCGAACCGGCGTACCGACCACAACGTCCAACTGTGCCAGCGATGGCATGATATCAGTCCAGTTCATTTTTTAGACTCCTGTTCACGCTCAAGCTTGAGTGACATATTGTTGTACCGATGCTCGGCTTTGCGAGCCAAGATCCACATCTTCTGTATCTGGGCTTCCTTCATCACCTTTCGGGCATCTACTCCCTCGGCCTCCAACTTGGCCCAAGGGATAGTCCGCATGTGAAACCTCTCGTCACTCAGGTCCATCACGCCTCCCCAGGGACGACGTTCTTCGACATCTTGTGGAAGAGTTCAGCCTGCTTGGTCAAACTGAGCAGCGCCATCGCTACCTCAACGTCGCC